CAAAAGATTACAAAGTGGGAAGAGTATGGAATGAATGGGAGGTTTCAGTATTGTTGGGCTGGACAACCATTAGTTTATCATTGTGATGATCAAAAGTGGGGTGGAATGTTGTATCTTACTCCAGATGCTCCTTATCAATGTGGAACTACATTGTATGCCCATAAACAAACAAGAGCAAGAACTTATTATGATGAAGGATGGGATGCTTCTTGGAAGGAAATTCCTGGAGATCCACATTTAGATGGAACTCCATTTGAACCGGTGGATGTTCTTGGAAATGTTTATAATCGTTTAGTAATCTTTGATGCTAGCTGTATTCATTCTGCTTCCGAATACTTTGGGACGGTGAAGGAAAACTGTAGGCTCTGGCAAATGTTCTTCTTTGACACATAAATAAATAAAAGAACTTCACAAATTGGCGAAATGAACGAGGCAGTATCACGAAACCGTGAAGAAGCTCATCGTAAGATGGAACAACATCGTAAAGCGATGAAGGCAGGTAAGCCTGAAGAAAGTCCATACACTCCTAAGAAAAGGCCCGAACACGAAATTTCTGTCAAGGGTGGAAGTCGCTCGGATGAGGAGTCTCACGAAAGGGATTGGCATAATTATCTCTCAAGAAAGGTGGACGTAAAAGAAAAGAAGCTTGTAGATAAAATTCTTGATGACCTATTATCTGAAGGCCTCAAACAAGCCCGCAAGAATGTTGGGATGGACCCAGATAAACCGTCCTGTTGGAAGGGTTATTCGGCAAAGGGAACTAAAATGAAGGGTGGGAAGGAAGTTCCTGATTGTGTGAAAGAAGAGTGTGAGAAATGTGGTTGTGAGAAATGTAAATGTAAGAAACCTCACGGTGGAGATGGTGGAAAGGCTGGCCCCAATAAAAATTATGTGAAGCCGATGGGAGACCTTGAGGAGGCTACGGCTCTTCCATCCAAAATTGGAAATACTGTGTCGGCTGTTCTTCTTTGGAGAGGAAAGGCATACTCTCTTCAGATGTTTTTCCCATCACCCAAGGTTCCAAACCGTAAAGAAATTCAAGACGAACTTAGAAAGGTCTATCCTGGTTGTAATCTTACTTATTATCAAATAAAACAACTTGAACCTGGACAACCACTTCTTTATGTTCCAGAAGGTGCTTCTTGGACAAAAAAGGAAGGTCAGAATAAGGAAGGTGGTCTAAACGAAAAGGGTCGTAAATCCTATGAGGCAGAAAATCCTGGTAGTGATCTCAAGGCACCAAGTAAAGAAGTAGGAAATCCTCGTCGGGCTTCATTTTGTGCTCGTATGTCTGGAATGAAGAAGAAACTGACTTCCTCAAAAACTGCTAACGATCCAGATAGCAGAATTAATAAGTCTCTTAGAGCTTGGAACTGTTGATGTAATTGGAGCATCGTTATGAGTAATACAGACATTTATTTGGGAAATCCAAACCTTAAGAGTGCAAATACTCACATTGAATTTACTCAGGAACAAATTCTTGAGTTTGTAAAGTGTAAGGATGACCCAGTTTATTTTGCAAACAATTATGTAAAGATTGTTTCTTTGGATGAAGGATTGACCCAGTTTCATCCTTATGATTTTCAGGAAAAACTAATCAATAACTTTCACAATCACAGATTTAACATCTGTAAGATGCCACGACAGACGGGTAAAGCACTATCATTGGATACTCCAATTCCAACACCAACTGGTTGGACTACTATGGGAGAAGTCAAAGTTGGTGACAAGATTTTATCTCCAGATGGCAACCCCGTTTCAGTCGTTATGAAAACTGAAACAATGTATAATCACGATTGTTATAAATTATATTTTGATAATGGTGAAGAGATAGTTGCAGATGCAGATCATTTATGGGAAGTTGATAGTTCTTATTGGAGAACTGGAAAAAAAGTTATAACATCAAAAGAGATATTCAATCTATATGAGGAGAAGAATCCAAATAAAAGAAGTAAAGGTGTTTTGGGATCTTTGTTTATTGAATCATCCAAACCAGTCAATACCAATGTCTCAGAATTGGATATTGATCCATATTTACTTGGTGTATGGTTGGGTGATGGGTACTCCTCCGATGGAAGAGTTATATCCCACAAAGATGACTTTGGTTTATATGAATCGAAGTTTGATGTTGAATATAAGAGGGAGAATGGCAATTGTATTAGGTTCAAAATTAGAAACTTACAACCCAAACTAAAAAAATACAATCTGATAAAAAATAAACATATTCCAGAATCTTATCTCAGATCTTCATATGAGGATAGGATCGAACTTCTACGCGGATTGATGGATACTGATGGATCTGTATCTAAAGGAACAAGGTCTTTTGAATTTTATCAAAAGAACTATGATTTTATTATGCAGTTTGTGGAACTCCTTTCATCATTAGGAATAAAGAGTAGAGTGAGATGTAGACAGATAAGGGGATGTATATATCACACCGTGTCGTTTACAACTGGAGAAAGAGTATTCCATCTAGATAGGAAAAATAATAATGCCTCTAAGTTTACTTCTTCTAGAAAACAGGAAACTAGGCATTATATCCAAAAGATAGAGAAAGTAGATAGTGTTCCCGTTGCCTGTATTCAAGTAGACAGTGAGGATCATTTATTTCTGTGTGGAAGAACATTTATCCCCACACACAACTCTACTACGGTTGTGGCATACCTACTTCATTATGCCGTTTTCAACGATAGTGTGAATATTGGTATTCTGGCAAACAAAGCAGCAACGGCTAGGGAACTTTTAGGTAGATTGCAAACTGCATATGAAAATCTACCTAGGTGGATGCAACAGGGTATTATCTCGTGGAATAAAGGTTCTTTGGAGTTGGAGAATGGCAGTAAGATATTGGCAGCTTCTACATCTGCGAGTTCTGTCCGAGGCATGGCGTTCAATATCCTATTCCTCGACGAATTCGCTTTCGTTCCAAACCATATTGCAGACTCATTCTTTGCATCTGTTTATCCTACTATTACTTCTGGTAAGAGTACAAAAGTCATCATAGTTTCTACTCCACACGGTATGAATCACTTCTACCGTATGTGGCATGATGCGGAGAAAAAGAAAAATGAATATATTCCCACAGATGTTCATTGGTCTGATGTTCCAGGAAGAGATGCAGAATGGAAGAAACAGACAATAGCGAACACCTCAGAGCAGCAGTTCAAAATCGAGTTTGAATGTGTTGGGGGAGATACTATTGTAGAGATTGAAGAAAATGGAATAATAAAGAAAATACAAATGGAGGATCTATATGATAGAATGTAAGTTTCTTGGAGTATAAATAAAAAATAAAACTTATGTATTACATATACTTTCTAAGGGATTCAAATGGAGATGTAAAATATGTTGGACAAACTCAAGATATTGACCGAAGAATGACTGAACATAAGAGAATGAAACCTCCACATACCTTTGAAGTCATCTACGAAAATATCAACTCAATTGATGCAAAGATACTGGAAATAGAAAATATAGATAAGTATGATACATATAAAAATGGTTGGAATAAAACTAGAGGTGGAGAGGGTTTTGCTGGATATGATAGAAAAGGTATTGGTGGCGTAAAAAAGGGGAATATTCCGTGGAATAAGGGGAGGTCCGGATGTTTCAGTGAAGAAACGATAAAAAAGTTCAAAAATACCAGAAATGGAAAGGTCTATTCAAGAAAGCTCACAGACACCCAAATAAAAGAGATAAGGAAACTTTATAATGAAAAGCCAGAAATAGAAGGTGTTGGTGATATTATGAGGAACGGAAGAAAAATGTCTTATATACAAGCATTCTGTAAAAAATATTGCTCCGAATATAATATAACAATGCAGGGAATGAAGAGAGTTGTATTAGAAGAATGTTGGAAAAATGTATAAACTCAATAAGGACCTAAAGGTCAGGACACCCACCGGATTCAAATCTTTTTCTGGAATACAAAAGGTATTCAAACCATTTTATCATTGGATAATCTTCGATGATAAAAGTGAGATAAAGTGCTCTGACAACCATTCATTTGGGAGTGAAAAGGTAAAAGCATCGTCTATAAAGATTGATGATGTTATTCAAGGTAAAAGGGTTGTATATAATGAGGTTGTTGAGGAGGGAATATATCTATATGATTTGTTAGATGTTGGAGAGGAGAATCTCTACATTACTAATAAGATAGTTTCACATAACTGTGAGTTCTTGGGATCTGTTGATACTCTCATTGCTCCAAGTAAGCTTAGAACTTTAGTCTATGATAATCCTCTAAGAAGTAATGCTGGATTAGATGTTTATGAAGAACCTAATGATTCACACGACTATTTGATGACGGTTGATGTTGCTAGAGGAGTAAGTGAGGACTACTCAGCATTTGTCGTCGTAGATATTACATCTTTTCCACATAAGATTGTTGCCAAGTATCGAAACAATGAAATCAAACCAATGTTATATCCCAATGTTATATGGGAAGTAGCGAAGAGTTATAATGGAGCATACATTCTCTGTGAGGTGAATGATATTGGAGATCAGGTTGCAAGTATTCTTCAGTATGACCTAGAGTATCAAAATCTACTTATGTGCTCTATGAGAGGTAGAGCTGGTCAGATTGTTGGTCAGGGATTTTCTGGAAAGAAAACTCAACTTGGTGTGAAGATGTCAAAGACAGTCAAGAAGGTTGGCTCTCTCAATCTGAAGACAATGATTGAAGAGAACAAGCTTATCTTCAATGACTATGAGATTATTTCAGAACTAACCACATTCATTCAGAAGCATAACTCTTTTGAAGCAGAAGAAGGTTGTAATGATGACCTTGCAATGTGCCTGGTCATTTATGCCTGGTTAGTCGCTCAGGATTATTTCAAAGAACTTACTGACCAGGATGTTCGTAAGAGATTATATGAAGAACAAAAAAATCAGATTGAACAAGATATGGCTCCGTTTGGATTTATTGATGATGGTTTAGATAATACAAGTTTTGTGGATTCTGATGGAGATAGGTGGTACACTGATGAATATGGAGATAGGGCGTATATGTGGGAGTATCTATCCTAATGGACTTAGATGGGCAAATCAAACTTGGACACTTATTACTCTATGATAGAAGGTGTCGGACTTGTGGAGAAGTCAAGAACCTGATAGAGGGATTTTATAGAACTCGTAAGAATAGAGGTGCTGTTCCATCGTCTTATTCTTATGAGTGTAAAGAATGTACAATCAAAAGAGTGATTACTGGTAGAATAACAACTTCAGTTTTGGATAAGTGGGAATACCCTGACTGGTAGGTTGTTCATCCTGTGTTTCCCCACTCAAACTTCAGTTTTTCATAAATATTTTTTAGTTATACTGAAGTAAAATAGGAGAAAAACATGGCGACTCCTCAATTATCTCCAGGCGTACTCGTCAGAGAGGTTGATCTAACTGTAGGAAGAGCTGATAATGTTTTAGATAATATTGGAGCAATTGCGGGTCCCTTTGCAATCGGTCCTATTGACGACCCAATTGACATCACCACAGAGCAAGAACTAATCAACGTATTTGGCAAGCCTCTCTCAACAGACGCCCAATACGAATACTGGATGAGTGCAGCATCATTCCTTTCATATGGTGGAGTTCTTAAGGTTGTAAGAACTGACGATACAAACATGAGAACAGCAAATGCTGGTGTAAGTATCGCAAATACAACTTCTCTCAAGATCAAGAACTTTGACGACTATCAGTCAAATTACGCTGATGACATCGCAGATTATGTATTTGCTGCAAAGAACCCTGGTTCTTGGGCAAACAATCTGAAGGTTTGTTTGATTGACGATCTGGCTGACCAGACGATTGGTATTACAACTACAAATCTTGGAGCTGCTGGAGTTACTATTGGATACGGCGTTACAACAGCACTGACCAATGTTGTTCTTCCTGGAGCAGGAACAACATCAACATTCAATGGTTATCTGAAGGGTATCATTACTGGTGTTACGACAGACGCCACTAATGGAAACAGTAAGTTTGATGTAAAGATTCTGGCTAGAGTATCTTCGGCTGGAACCGCGTACCCAATCACTTATTCTGAAGGAGATTCAAATTCATCCTTTGATTCCACGGATTCTCTGGTATTTGTCAATAACTCAGGAATCACTACCGGTACAGCAACGGCGGTTTCGGCAGTTGATTGGTATGATCAACAGACTTTAGATCTTGACAACACCACAATCTACTGGAAATCCCTTGCACCTAAACCAATCAGCAACGGATACACTCTTGATAGAAGTGGTAAGAATGACGCACTTCACGTTGTTGTTGTTGATGACACTGGAGTTGTAACTGGAATTCAAGGAAATCTTTTAGAGAGACATCTGAATCTTTCTAAGGCTTCTGATTCTATTTCCGATACAAATTCTCCACAGAAGAACTACTGGAAGGAGTATCTGGCTCTCTATTCCAACAATCTTTATGTTGGAGACAACCCATCTTCTGGAATCGACAGCTATAATAACACTGCACCAAGAGCAACTGGATTTACTACAGCTATCGGATGGACTCCTGTTTCAGAAGCTGATGCACTTTGGAACACTCCAGCACAGAGCACTACTTACAGTGCTATCGGTAACGTAACTTATACTCTTCTCGGTGGTGTTGATTACGATTCCAACAATGGAATGACAGCCACACTTGGAAATCTCTTTACTTCTTATAATCTCTTCGCTAATAGAGATGAGATTGAGGTTGATTATCTGATTATGGGACCTGGACTTGGTAACAAGTTTGAGTCACAAGCAAAGGCAAATCACCTGATTTCAATCGCTGGTCAAAGAAAGGACTGTATTGCTGTCATTTCTCCACATAAAGCTGACCTTCTGGATGGAACTGTAACCTCAAATCCAATCACAAATACAGACACTCAAACTGATAATGTGATTGAGTTCTTCTCACCACTTTCCTCTTCGTCTTACGCAATCTTTGATACTGGTTATAAGTATACTTATGATAGATTCAACAATAAGTTCCGTTACATTCCATGTAACGCGGACGTTGCTGGTCTGTGTGTAAGAACTTCAATCTTCGCCTATCCTTGGTTCTCACCAGCTGGACAACAGAGAGGTATTCTGAACGGGGCCATCAAACTGGCTTATAATCCAAATAAAGCTCAGAGAGACCAACTGTATCCAAAGAGAATCAATTCGATTATCAATCAGCCTGGAACTGGTATTCTTCTGTTTGGTGATAAGACGGCTCTTGGATACGCATCGGCATTCGACAGAATCAACGTTCGTCGTCTATTCCTGACTGTTGAACAGGCACTTCAAAAGTCAGCCGAGGCCGTTCTGTTTGAACTGAACGATCAGATTACAAGATCCAACTTTGTGAACATTGTTGAACCTTATCTCCGTGATGTTCAGGCAAAGAGAGGACTTTATGGATTCCTCGTTGTTTGTGATGAAACAAATAACACACCTGATGTAATTGATAATAATGAATTTAGAGCTGATATTTTCTTGAAGCCTACAAAAACAATTAACTATGTAACACTTACATTTGTTGCTACTAGAACTGGTATTTCCTTTGAGGAAGTAGCAGGTAGAGTTTGATCACTTTTCATATAATTAATTAAA